CCACCCAAATAAATGAAGGAGGTGTTGATATGACTGAAAATAATGAAGTTACAGAAGAGACCGTAGTTGAAGAAATTGCAGAAGAAGTTGTAGTTGATGAAATTGTTGAAGCTGAAGAAGCTCCAGCAGAAGAAGAAATTGCAAAGTCTGATGAAGTTGAAGTAACAGAAGAGACAGTCGAAACATCGGCAGATACAGAGGAATCTGCAGATGACGCTTCCACCGATAATGGTGAGGCGACTGACCTTGAAAAGACTCTTAGTGAAATCAAAGATTTTGTTGGCGAAGCTCTTACAAAGAGTGGCGAAACAAATGCTGCTGCTGTAAATGGTGTTGTAAATACCGTTGCAGAAGTAACAAAGGCTTTAACCGATAAGCTTGTAGAAAATGATTCTCGTTTTGAAGAGATCAACAAAGGTTTGGCGGATATCGTAAGTGCAGTACAAACAATTAATGGAAGATTGGAATCTGTAGAAAATGATACCGCTGTAAAAAAGTCTGGGGAACTTGAGAGTTCCACAGAAACAACCATACAGAAGTCAGATTCTGTATGGGGGGGACGCTTCCTCAGTTCCTCGCAATACTTAAATTAGAAAATAAAAGGTAGGTGAAAAATAAAAAATGAGTGATATTTTAGAAAAAGCCGTAGCAAGCGGCACAGTTCTTTCTCCACTATCATCTCCTGGTGCTATGACAGCACAAGGAAATTCAAATGACGCAGGTGGTGTTCTTAACCCAACACAATCTACACAGTTCATTGAATACATCTTTGATCAGATGGTTCTTGCAAATGATGGTCGCAAAGTGATGATGCGTGGAAATACTATGGAACTTGACAAAATCCGTGTTGGTTCACGTCTTGTATCAAAGGCTACACAGGCTGATGATACAGGTGCAAACAGTGCTCCAGCATTCACAAAGATCGAACTTACAACAACAAAGTTCCGTCTACAGTACGAACTATCAACCGAATCCCTTGAGGACTCGATTGAAGGTGCGTCTCTAGAGGATCACGTTGTACGTTTGATGGCAACCCAGTTCGGAAATGACTTGGAAGATATTGCAATTAATGGTCGTCCAGGATCTTCTGGTAACGGTACATATGACAATACTCTTGCAGGATTTATCCGTCAGATCAAGGATACTAACTACGCAGGTGCTCACGAAGCAGCAGCAGCTGTTGCAACAATGACAGACATCTGGGAAACTTCTCCAGAAAATGGAGATGGTTCCTCAACAAAGTTAACCCTTGATGCAATCGAAGCAATCTACAATGCATTGCCTCGTAAGTTCAAGGCTCGCCGTCAAGATCTTAAGTTCTACATGAATAGCAAGCACATCCAGGAATTACTAACAGAACTTCGTACAGTCAACAAGACTGACGGAACTTCAGTTCCTTATGACATTGCTACTCGTGTAATTGATGGAGTTACTCCTCAGATTGGCGGTCCAGCTGGTGCTCAATACACCATCTTCGGTCTTCCAGTACAGGAAGTTCCTTTGTACCCAGAAGGTTATGTAGATCTAACAGTTCCTACAAACCGTATTTGGGGTTTCCAGAGAGATGTTACAGTACATCGCTTCTTCGTTCCACGCAAGGACTCTGTAGAGTACACAGTATACGTCCGTATGGGTGTAGCACTAGAAGAAAAGTCGGCAATCGCTTACGCAGTTCCAGCTGCTTAAGTTTATGCTATCTTAGTAAGGGTCGGACTTTGGTTCGACCCTTACTTCTTTTTAGTGTATAATTAGTAATTAGGAGGATTTATGTTATCTAGTAAAACAATCGGAGACCTTAAGGGTTTATGTCTAGCATTTGATATTGAGGTATCAAAGAATGCAAGAAAACAAGATATTATTGAGGCTATTGAAGAAGCCAAGGTTACTTGGCAAATGTATGAAGAATCATCAAAATCATTGTTTGACTATGAAGAGGGTCCTACAAAAGAAGAAGTTAAAGTAAAAATAGAAGAAGCAAAAGTAGAATCTAAAAAAGAAGAAAAGCTTCTATTAACTATGGTAAATCAGCGTGGTGGATATTATGCTGGAAATGGTGTTAAGTTTGATATGGATGAGCCTTTTGTACTTGTTAATAAATCTCTTGCAGATGAGATATTATCTCGTCAAGCAAATGAAGTTAGGGAGGCTACCAAGGAAGAAGTAGAATCTTTCTATGGTGTTTAAATGGAAGTTTTAGTAAATGATTTAGGAACTGCAAGTTTTACCTATACAGCACCACAAAATACAACTAATATAGTTTATAGTGTTTATGACAACACAAATGATGCATATATCCAATATGAAGAGGTTGATTTTACACCAGATACTGGAACGGTAAGCACAATTAGCATTGCCAGTCCTGCAGTAATTACCCAAGCAAACCATACTTATGTTACTGGAGATGCTATTAAATTTTCTACTACTGGAGCACTTCCAACTGGCATAAATACAACCACTACCTACTATGTTTTAAAAACAAGTAGCAGCCAGTTTAATATATACACAACATCTCCAACAAGTCTTGTAAATACAAGTGGTGCTCAATCTGGAGTACATAAAGTTTTAAAACAAGGAAGAACTAGTTATACCATTAGTTTAAATAGTGATATATGCAAATACGACAGATCATTATTAATTGATATACAATCTATACAAGTAAATGGATACTCAACAGATAATATAGATATTTTAGTTAAGAGACCATATGCAACGGTTTCTGAAATAAAAAGTTACTTTTTAAATAATTTTAATGGAACAGCAAGTATTCTTGCAAATCAGACAGATGCATTCATTCAAAAGCTTGAAAGAAAAGCAAGGTATTTGATTAATGCTTATACTGGAAATGAATTTAAGTTTGAATATAAGACAGTAGGTGCTTATGGATTAAACACCGATCTTTTGTATTTGGGTCAAAGAATTGAATCATTTGATAAGATTATCTTTGATGACTTTTTGATATATGACTCCACAGAAGAACCAACTGTTGACTTACTTGATGTAACTCTAGGAATAGCACCAAGCAAGTTTTCTATTAGAGTTGTTGCAGAAGGTGTAAACATTACTGAATGGGTAGATCAAAATCCTTTACAAAACCCTTCATACTTTGGAAAAGACTCTGCATATTTAGTTCGTGGAGAATATGGATGGGAAGAAGTTCCAGAAGATATTAAGATTGCAGTATATGAACTAATCAATGACTTCCTGTGCAACGATTTTATTTACAGAAATAAGGGATTAAAGTCAATCCAAAATGACTCATTTAATATTCAGTTTGCAGATGGAATGTTAAATGGAACTGGAAACCTATATGTAGACTCGTTACTTTCTCAATATAAGGTTTGGAATCTAAAGGCGATTTAAATGTCTTGTTTATCTGTATCAACATATACAATGACCGCCGATATTTATGAGCCAACAACAGTCCGTGACTCAACAAACGGTATGATTACAAAGTCTTGGGAATTAAAAGAAACAGTTGGCTGTTATGCTCGTGGTATTCTTGGATCACAACTTGGTGGTAACTCAGCAGATGTTGGCATAAAGGACTACATCACAATAACAAAAGATTTTATTAAGATTAGAACATCAGATCCTATATCTACTGAGTATCGTGTTGTTGCAATAAGAAACTCTGAGGGTGTTATTTGGACAGAAGATTATATTCAAAATACCGCAGGTGGATTAAATGGAGCAACAATATTTGAACCATCTGGAACTACCCCACTTCTTGACTATCTTGGAAGAGTACTAGAATATGAAACAGTATTAAAGCGTCAAGAAATACAGTCATTAGAAGTGGCTTAATATGCCAGTAAACACAGGCAAAATGCCAGAAAAAATTGCTGCTTCAGCAAAATACCACTCTGCTGTTTTAACAGAATTACACAACAATCCAAAGAATCGTAATGCTATTATTGAAAGTGCCTTAAGTGTTATTGGTAACTATTTTGGATTTTATATGGATAATCTTGCTCGTAGAGATCATGCATCTTTTCACCACGTTTATGAAACTGGTAAAACTGGTCAGCAAAGTGCTAGATTATTTTATTATACTATTTCAGCAAATACTGGTGTTCCAAGTATTCAGTATCAGTTTAGATCCGCTACAGTGCAGGAGAAGAGTGGACAGGTGTATGTGAGAAAGGCTTTTATAATGGAAGCAGGAACCCCATTAACAATTAAACCAAGAAGTGGAAAATACCTAGTCTTTGATGTTGATGGAGAAAAGGTATTTACTAAAAGTGTTTATATCCCAAATCCTGGAGGAGAACAAGTTCAAGGGGCTTTTGCAGATGAGTTTAATATGTTTATATCTCGTCAAGCATCTTCAATCCTAGAAGATATGGGTTTTTATGATAAAATTAATATAGAGTTATCAAAGGAATCAGATTTAGCTTTGACAAGAATTAACGCAGGTAATTTTAATGGTATCTCTATGGGTTCAGACTCAGCAAATAAAATAGCTAGGAGATCAAAGATATAATGGATTATACAAAATTACCAGTAATTCTTATTGGCAATTACCTTTGGGGTTTAGCTAAAGGTCAAGTTAGTGGAAGTACAAAACTTCCTATCAGTGTTTGGGATGTTGATTCATATACCGTTCAACCATTTTTTGCTATAAATGACTCAAATGCTATTACCAATCCAAACCCATATATCCTATATGACTTTCTTTATACTGGATCAGATGTAAAGACTTTTCCATTAATTAAAGAAGAAGCAACTTTAACTATTGTTGGACCTTGGAATAAGCTATATCCCTTAAAAAACTTTATTTATGATGTTTTAGGCAAGTTTGATGAGTCAGCAGATGATATAAATAACTATGTTAATGATAGTGGAATTAGGTTTAAATACATTAAAGTTCGCCAAGAACAGTATGCTTTAGATGAAAAAAAGCCTGTTGGCTTAGAGTCTGGACTTAATCTTTCAACCCTATATGTAACATATGAGTATTCACGCTCGTAAGATAATTGTGGTAGAATAGATATTGAGGAAGCCCCCGAAAGCTAATTCAAATATGCAAGGAGGTGCAAAAAAAATATGGCAAATAATGCAAAAAATATTATTGTTGGTGCTGGTATCGTTTACATTGGTAAAACTGCTGGTGTAGAATACAACGAAAATGATATTCCAGCAGCAGCAACAACTCGTGTTGCTACTAGTGCTTCTAGTCTTAATGATGGAAGACTTGCTGGAGCAAATACAATCAATACATTTGATAATCCAGATCTTGTAAATGCAAACAACTTTACACACGTTGGATACACATCTGAAGGTGTAACATTTGACTTTTCTCCAGATTATGGTGAAGTTCAGGTTGATCAACTTCTTGATGTTGCAAAGATCTTTAAGCAAGGTCAGACTGTTATGGTTAAGACAACCTTCACTGAAGCTACTCTAGAAAACTTCTTGGTAACTCTTGGTGGAGATAGTACTGACCTTAGCTCTACGTCTTCATCTGGTTCTGGTACTATTCGTAGTCTTACACTTAATGGTGGTTCTCTTGGTTACTCACCTATTGAGCGTTCGCTTTTAGTTGTTGGTCCAGCCCCTGATGCAATTAGACCTGCAACAGCTCAAAAAGCAGAAAGACTATACGTTGGGTATCGTGCAGTTTCTATGGAAACAGTATCTATTGGTATTAAGAGAAATGAAGCCACGGTTTTCCCAGTGACATTCCGTCTTCTACCTTCTGATACTTACAGAGGTGTAGCCAGTTCTGGTGCAGAAGCAACTTACGGAAAGATTATTGATAGAGTTTACACTCCAGCTTAATCTATAACTAAATATCGTGTAATATGGTGGGTATTTCTACCCACCATATTGCTTTTATGTAAAGAATAATAGGCTATAATGGACAAAGGATAACATAGGAGAAAAATGGCTACCAAAATTTATGAATCAATCGAAATAGAACTTCAGGACGGCACAGTAGTTACTGTAAAGCCACTGAACCTTAAGAACTTACGTCAGGTTATGACAAAGTGGAGAGAAGTAGAAACAAAAAATACAGAAGATGAGTTTCTAGACCTACTACTTGAATGTACTTCTATTGCTATGAAGCAATTTGCACCAGAACTTTCTGAAAAGGAAAAGCTAGAAGAGGCTTTAGATCTTCAATCTATGTATAAAATATTGGAGGTTGCTGCAGATATCAAGCTTAACGACCCAAACCTGCTAACGGCAGCTCAGGAACTAGCTGGAATGAACTAGACCTAGCTGCCCTAGAATCGGAGGTATTCCTTCTGGGTCACTGGAAAGACTATGATGAACTTGAATCAAGTCTTTCTATGCAAGAATTGATAGCTACATTAGGTGCAATGCATGAAAAAGAAAATCGTCAAAA